CCCACTGTCAGGAANCCATGTACCACCACACCCGCCACCGACTACAAATATATCGACAGATGTTATACTCGTGGGAACTGTCCACGATATAGTACCTGCACCAGTAAATGTATCTATAGCGTAATTGCCGTCATAAGTAGTGTTTTTTACTGTAGCCATTAAATAATTACTCCTAAGCTTGTGGCTATTTTTATAGAACTGATTTGCGATGACATAAAGTTAGTGACAGCACCGTTTTGTGTAAAGGTTAATGTCCCGGCGGTTCCCCCTGTTTCATAATTGCAATCAACAGTTCCTTGTGAATTACCTTCTAAGAATACTTGTACAGTTGCTGTGGAAACTGTTGTTTTATTCACTTGAAAACGCCACGTTTGCCAAACTGCGGTAGCGTTGCATTTAACTATATCTGAACCTACTTCAGTGGTAGCCGCAGAAGCTTTCTGTATATAAAGCCCATCAGAGGCAAAAATAACACCTAACCGCCACGCCCCTGTACCACTGGCTGTTACATAGGATAAATAAGCGTAATCCACATTTGCCAAAGTGCCCAACGCTGGGAATAATGTTTTAATTTCAAGAGTGAATGTAGCGGGCGGTGACGTGACTACAGTTGACCTGCTTGCAACTGTGGCTTCAGAAGTGCCATTATTGGTGTTAAATACAAAATCACTGGAACCTGGGATGGTTGTTTTATTGTTAAGGACTACGGATTTAGTTAATCCACTATTATAAGATTGTGCCAAAATATGTGTTTCATAAGGCTGCGCTTTAATAAATTGAGTTGCCGATCTTGTTTTGTAATAAGTGGCGTTTATAATAGCGGTATTAACTTTTGCCATTCCCAAAACACCTTCGGGATGACCGAGTGCATACCGCATGTTAGTCATTGTTCGGAAATTTTTACCTATAAGGATAGGGTCGGAGTGTAATATCCACTTACCATCAAGAGGAATAGTGTGCTTCTCGTCAGGCTCATTCTGTGCTTCAGGCGCTGGCTTTAAATCAACTCTAGGTATTTGTTCTTCTACATTTTTATTCATTGTTTAACAACCTTCGCAGGTATGTCCTGCTGCCCCCTCTCGGTTGATTTCATTATGTATTCCACTTTCTTAATCTGGACACTTTCTATATACCTGTTATAAATCGCAGCCGCATCCCCCCATCTTCTAAACTTCAAACATGCGAACGATAGTGCGTATAAATAAATACATTCATGGAACTCCGTTGGAAGATACGATGGTAAATCCGTATCAAAACTCATTCCCGAAACAGGATAACATGAGGCATAAATATCTAAGTCGTAAGTAGCTACATCTGGTAGGGGTTCAATAACCAAATAATTCCCCCATCTGAACCAAAACTGTGGAGAAGAACCGTTAATCGGGATATGCCCTAATCTGTGTGGTGTAACAGAAATCATACCCAAACTGCTTGTTCCTAAATTATATTCAACGTGATTTACATTTACAATATTGCATCCGGCTAATGGCACAAACCTCACCGATTTAGGAATATTTGTTTTAGTTATTAAACTTTCATAACATAAACTTTTAATAGCAGTGTCCTTATACCCATCGTTAATTATGTAATTTAATTCGGAATCACTTATCGAAGTAATTGTCGCTTCATTTATTTCGCTCCGAATCAATGCTCTTATTGTGGCTAGGGTTAAGGTTCCCATTATCTGACATCCGTTTTACTGTCTGGATTAACATCTATTATATTCTTTTTCAAGTAAGCCATTTCACTTCTATAAAGTGATTCAAGCATTTGCGCCGCCTGATGTCTTTTGTCTTTTAAAAGCCCACTATAAACCGCATAAAGAACCATTAAGTTTTGCCACTCTACTGGAAGTTCTATTTGATCTGTAACCGCAGAAAAATCCGCTTCTGCAAAAATATTTACTCCCGTAAGTGATAATGTGTTTACTGCTGTAAATTTAAGTATCGGAGAACTTGATGGTGAAATAATGTTTTGCGTATGATAACCGTTGGTAGTGACTGGTACTCCGGCTGTTGCTCCTATATACGGAGTAACTGAACCTGAAGTCCCAAGACTGGTTACAATAAATTCAATAGTATAATTTGTACTGGCAACCAATGAAGTTGAATATGTTAGATCTCCAGAGGTAGCACCCGTATGGGATGCCGCCGTTGAAGCCGTCCAACCTGTGCCTGCCGACCAACCGGAAGCAAAACTTGTAATACCAGCTATAACCATTTTTGGTATATCAGCAACATAAAGGTTTAAATTATAAGTAGCATCGGGGATAGGGTCAATTCCTATCGTACTTCCAGAAGTGTACCAGAATTGAGGTATCGTACCGTTGAGTTTATTATGCCCTACTTTTAAAGGATCTATCTTCGGTAATGTAAAGAACCTGCCGCTTGAAATATATTCGACAAACAAAGGTTTGTAGGCGTTAAAAGAAACAGTTCTTGTACTCGCAGTTGTTTGAGCGTCAAGCACCCTCCTCACACATAAAGTCTTTTGAGCTATATCTTTTGCGGCAACAGACAGCCATCTCCAAATTTCAGCCTGTGTATAAAAATCAGCAACAGCTTCATTTAGATAAATTCTGCTTCTTAATTCAAGGTCAGAAGCATCAAATAAAGGCCAAACACCCGACATTAGATAAACCCCCCAACAGGACTTGCCGTTGCCTGATTGCTTTCATTCAGGTTGTTTTGAATCTTCATCATACCTAATTCCTTCCTAAATTGCGCATAATGAGAAGAAGATTTATTAGGATCATAAGTGTCATCTCCTCTTTTCTGATAAGCCATATAACAAACACCCTCAACTAAGGCATTTACATACTTAGGATTTAATTCTGGAACTTGAAAAGTCATATTTGTAGAAGAAAGTTGCGTTAACGGATAGCGAATAACCGACATATTCACGATAAAAATGTCGTTAGGTGTTGGGTAAAGGGTTATATACCCTGTATTACAATCTAAAAGATACCTTAATGGTTGTGCCCCTGGTTGTGCTCTCCAAGAAGGATAATATCTGTTCATCTCAATCGTAGAATACTTGCTTAAAAAGTTTGTGTTTGTAGTGCTATCTGTAAATACAGGATACGCAGCACCTTGATCTGCCGTGTAAGTTCCGTTACTAATTACTTCACCGAGAGTAAACGCACCAGTCCGTTGTTTTACTGTATAAGTATAATTCGTTAACTTGGCAACAACCACACAAGTTTTTCCACTAGATGCTCCGGTTAAAGTATCTCCGGCTGCCCATGAGACTGAAGGAGCTACATTAAGAGAGAGCGTTTCCTGTGTACTAATCTTCGCTGACTTAATATAAATGATTGAAGAATGGAGCAGGTAATCGGCGATGCCGGAGACAGTAGAAAACTGACAAACTGATTGAGTAAAAGAATCCTCAAGTATTCTTCCCTCTAAACAAAGCATATTAAATATCTGATTTGTATAATATACAAGTTCATTATCTAGCCAAAGATAAGGCGGCTCATAATTATTCAACCTATACCTGATCATATCTACAATATCTTGGAGTGTATATATCCCACTACCACCACCAGTAAAAGTTGTTACTGCTGTACCTGTGCCTGTCCAATCTGACATATTATCTCCTTAAATCGTTTCTACATCAGGGTTATCAAATTCTGCATCTGTTTTATAGCGCCATATATACACTGTTGTTCCCGCAGTTAAATTAGGATAAAAAGTAATTTGTCCTGCTGCATTTGTCCTGCCACTATGTATAGGATTAGCCATTAAACTATCTGTGGACATAATAATTAACGCATCTGCACATGGCTGTCCGCCAACAGTAAGTGTGTAAGTATGGCCTGTTCCACCAATTCCCACATTCTCTAGTTCTACTAAAGCCAAAATGTCTGCTATTGAACCACCCGCAGTCTCTAGTGCTGTTTTTATTTCACCTACGGTAACACCAACACCAGAAGTATTAATAGAAGCTTTCATTGTAGCCGTGAAATCTCCGTTAGTCGGGGCATTGGTTAAATTAGTTACTGTTGTTACTGTTCCAGAATCAACAATAACATGTTGGTTTGCCGCTATTGTTTGGGAGTCCGCTGGGGCTGTTCTTGTAGATACTTTCGCATCTAAGTTTGTACCGATAATATATCCCGCTTTCCCTGCTGTATAAGCCCCCGGTAAATTTGTCCCCCACGGATCGCCAAGAGCGCCAGCGTTGCTAATATCTTTTCCAACTGTTCCCGTAGTAGTATGATGAGTTAAAAGATCAGCATCAAGCACGGCGTTTTCAACCGATGTTTTCATAGTAGTGGTTAAATCGCCACTTACTCCGACACTTTGTCCTGAAGTAAGGTCAACTGTTTGATTGATTTTTGTTCCATCGGTAGTAGGTAAACCACCGTTTGCCCCAGGAACTGCATTCGGTAGACTGTTTATCGTTCCTGTTGGACTGGCTTTATCAAAAAACTTTGTGAAGGCCGCCACAATTTGCGCCGCTGTTCCGGTAATAGTTGCCGCTAATATTTGAACTAAGTTCGCTTTAATGACTCCACTTGTCACATCCAGTTGTCCAGTTGAAGTCCCTGCCGTTATCAACATTGCGTCCCCCGCTTTGGCAGGAGTGTAAGCTGCTTGTGTCGCTCCGAGCGTAACTACAGGAGAACCTGCAACTGCCGGGGTTGTAACTGCCACGCTGTTCCAATCAATAGTATCACCTTTAACCAAAGCCGATGTTGTTGTTCCTGTAAAGTTTATCGGTTGAGTAGTCCCCTGATAAGGAGAAACTGTGGTTACACTTGAAGTGGAAATCGAATTAATAGTGGCAACATTAACACTTGGCGTAAAAGCGAAAGCAGATAATGTCCGTGTTGCCAATTCCCATACAGCCGTTGCCAATGCCACACAGAATGTAGCTCCATGTAATATTAAGTCAAGACCTGTCGCTGACAAACTAAATCCTGTCTTGTCGCTGCAAGCAATGCTCTGTCCGCTTGTAAGGTCGACGGTCTGAAGAACTTTAGTTCCATCGGTAGTAGGTAAACCACCGTTTGCCCCAGGAACTGCATTCGGTAGACTGTTTATCGTTCCTGTTGGCGAAGTCTTGTCAAAGAATTTTGTAAATGCGCCTACGATATTAGCTGCGGTTCCGGTAACTGTTGCTCCGAGAATTTTCGTCAGATTAGCCACAACTTCTTGTGTTGTGGGTACTGCCACAAGGTGATTTGCATCTACCGCGAGAGTGTTGGCCGGTGTCGTGCTCCTAACTAACTTGGCATTGCCGTAATCTGTATGATTAAGGATCGCGTAATTATTTGCCGTATCAGTTTTAATATCATCCATAAGATTTGCAGCGGTATAAAGTATGACGGTAAAAGGAACACAACCAGTTGTGTCGTCTTTTATTTGTACCCATACCGCGTCAGCGTTCATTTCTGTTGCGGATAACACAACAGAGCAGCAACCATAAGTAGTATCAACCTTAGTTACGCTTGCGGCTATGTCAGCAACCGAGCCACCGTCTTTAATTATTTTTTTGGTATAAGTGCCGGGATTGGCAATTACTGTCCCATCATTTTTATAAAGCGTGAAGTATAAAGTAAAAGCCGTATTCTTTTTTGGCGGTACTTGAGAAGCCATCTTAATTCTCCTTTAATTCCCAATATATGGGGGAATGTAATTTGTTTGCATAATACCTTTTATAAAAGATGTTGCCGCCGCCACTCTCGTCCCATTATCTGCTGTGCTGGCCGCGCTTAAACTAGCGGGATTAACCGCTTTCACAGTATAGGGATAGGTCGTCCCTACTGTTCCACCAGTATCATCGTAAGTAGCAACATCACCAAGCAAACCCAAATCAGTTGCGTTCCTGTAAACATGATAACCAGTAACATTCTGACCTCCGACCTTTGTCCATGTAATTGTGACTTTATCAGTTAGATTGTCAGTTGCGGAAACGGAAGTAGGAGCGTCTGGGGCGGTCATACCTGTGGCGTAAAGAGCTAGTTTGTATGCCGCATTTTCGAGTGTATAAATTTGAGCACCCGCAACAAACTGATTCCAACTCTTATAATAAACTCCACTACCATTGGAATGATTTTCTTCTAGTAACGTCCAGCCATCTGCGTAAAACCCTATAAAATCTCCAGCGGTTACCGCAATATTCTGACCTGTGAAGGTTTGTTTACTGCCCACTGTTACAGGGGATAAATTTGAAGATTGACTTCTGTTTGTGTAACTTGTACCACTTCCATAAAAACAGCCCCAATAAAAGTTTATTTGT